ATCGTGCTACTGTTAAGGTAGCAATTGTTAAGCTGGTTTGTGATACTTGGCACATCTGCACGAGCTAACAGATGTGTTGCAAGAATTTCCTCGTGTTTCTTTTTGGCTTCGACCATTCTTTGAATCATAAGAGGAGGATTGATATCATTGTTAAAAGATGTCAGTTGACTCATGAAAACGGCTAAGGCTCCGAAGCCTGCCGCCATGGTGACTGATCCACCAAACAATATCGGTTGATTCATTTCTAAGGCAGACATAGAAGGATACAATGTCAAATACGTTGCTGTACCATTATAAAGTATGGTACCAATTACGGTTGTACCTGCGTACATATATTTTGACGTTCCTATTGAATCCCACGTGATTGGTATTAAAGCACTAGTGCTATTAATAAAGTCAAGCGTGAGGGTTAACTGCCAGACACCTACGAATGTGTCCAAGGAGGTGTCCAATTGCAAGATGAAGGGGTTGGTAGCAACAAAAGACTGAGAGATGTTGGCTGCCTTGATCGATTGATTACCATCTGGCACAGTAATCAAAGGAGCACACTTATTAAAGAATTCTATTTCATATTCTATATCCAAATCGCCAAGTAGGGTGCCAACTGGGGCTCCTTGCGTGACTACAATAAGTTGTGACTGAATCATGTTGGCTATTTCCAATGAAGGATCGCTAACTAGATAGGATGGTAGATACTTAGAAGGTGGCATCTCAGCAGTAAAGCTGGTCCACACACTTCCTTCCTCAAGTCCAACGAATGCTTGGATGTATCTTTTGAGGTCTAAACCGAACAGACTTGGTACATTTTCTGAGAAAGTCTCAAAACCTAAGAAGATCGATCCATTAGTGGATGATGCAACTGTTGGTCTGTAAATTGCTTTTACCTTAGTAAATTTAAACCGTTGCCATGTAGAGGCTTGGGTAGCTAGTTCAACAGAACCGAGTGATTTTGGGTTTATTGGGATGATAGCTGATACAGAAGCCTGTGTCGTATGAGCAGCACTATTATTAGTGTATACTTGCATAGCATAGGTTATTCCTGATACTTTTTCGGAATCTCTTCCAGAGGAATTTACCTTAAGTCGCGTATCTAACTTACGGATAAAACCATTTGAGGCTGGGGCCTTAACGGCTTTTGGCTTCGGTTTGACAACCTTTTCAAGTTTTCTAGTCCAAGGGAAACTTTCATTTCGTACTACTTTGTACTCACGTTCCTTCTTGATTTTATTAATTTTAGGCTTAGATTGTTGATAAACTTCTTCTACCTTTTTAATTTTTGACGAGGCTGTCATTTTATTTGTCTGATACCAATCATCAGACTCCATGATGTAGCTGATTACTTCACTGAGATTTGGCAAATTGCGGTTCTCTAAATGGAACTGCATAAGTGTTGTCTGGGAGCGTAATGCTACAGGTTGGGATAATAATCTATAAAGGGACTTATCCCAATTAAGGGGATATGCCGTGATTAGACTATCTGGTGGGGGAAATACATGTGAACAAAATTCAATCATGTCGGTAGCTCGCTCATACATTTTCATAGTATGGCCCAATGCAGCATATTTAACTATGGCATTGTTAACCTGATTTTCAACAGCATCATCACCCATAGCTATTGCCTGGGCCCCACCTATCAATTTGTGGGCTAAAATTCTAACTCGAGAGTTAGTGGATGATGTGTTGTATGATCCAGATTTCTGGACTCCTGCGTAATCAGTGCAGATAATTGTTCCATTAGAAAGACTATATGGAGAACAAGCCAAAACACAGGTCTTAGCTGTGTATAGCTGTTGCATGATAGCTCTCTGACCGGCTGACGAACAGATGGAAAGTGCAGCCCGCATATAGGCATCGGCTAGCAGTTCCCAATCTTGTACAGACCAGTCCCACCCTGAGACATCGGTTTGAGCGGCGTCCAAGATGGCGTGGAGTTGTTGTGAAATAGAGTGTAAGGTTTCATCCTCGGAGAACCCTAGACCTGGTTTAGACGGTACGGTCTGCCAGTTATCTATTTCTGCATTATTCTGATTAGCGAAGAGCAATCTCTCTATGCATTGGTCAACGAGGGACACAGAACTAATAAGTCTGTATCTTCCTTGCTGTATTTTAAGTTTGTTGGTAGGTTCATTTTTAACGAATAACCTAACGGGATCGCCCATGTTCTTTTTAAAGATACATTGACGTGTATAATACACATCCGGGTGGAATCCATTCGTGATAGTTGAACAATCATAGTCTAAAAGTGACATGACTCGATCAATAATCGTTTCCCTAAGAAAATCTGAATGTGTTTCAATCAAATTCCTATTGGTACTTGCTAATGCTCTGTAAGGTACTCCAGGTGAAGCCTGGTCCTTTACAATTTGTGTGAACATGAAACTGAAGTCATAACGCTTCAAGTTTTGCAACGTTTGTTCACGTGTTTCACCTATCCAGGCAGGGCATTTACTGCGGGGATATTCCTTTATGGTTTTGTTCATTCCATCTGTGATATCCACTGGACACTTCCGTGAGATGTGTCTGTTGGCTTGGAATTTGAACGAGGTGAGTTCTGCTTCTGCCCCTGTGGGCGGCCAGCTCCATTGCTGAAGTTCTGGGAAGCGTTCTTTGTAGTGCTCGAATTCTTCTGGGAATTCTTTTGTTTTCCTCCCGTTGAAGAACGTGACTTCTGTCCTACCAATTGTATGGTATTTGTCTTCTTCGGATTCCTTGATTGGCTCTGTGAAGCTATATCGGGCGAGGTTGTTGAGCATGCTTCTACAAGGGGTTGTTTGCCCTTGTTGGTCATAGAAGTCTCTAGTGTTGTATTCAATGGGGCAGAGCTTTTGATTAAGGTTGCCTTGAATGCTTGAGTCAACTCGTCGAGTTGTTTCCTCATCATTTGTATTGAGTACGCCTCCGCTAATGGAGGACTGACCTGTGGTGATGTAACTATCACCGGTGTTGTGACAACTGGTGTCACTTGTGGTGGAGGCAAAGCCTCCATCTGCACTTTTAAACTTTCCTGGTTAGTATCCATACTATTGCTTCTCTGTCTAGGAGGAGTTGGCAGTGTAATACATACCTTTTTAGTTTGGTAACGCAGTGGTTTAGGGGGTAATGGTGGACGCACTTTAGCCCTAGGCTGTTGTGCTTCTTCCATTATTCTACCTTGATTGGTGGCTACACGCATAACTTCATTAACATTATCCATAGCATCATCGAAATGCTCTTGTGGTGTGTTTTGAAGATATGTCTCAAAGTCTCTAATTGATATAATTGATACATCATTGATTCTTCTCGAAATCAGGTAACGAATGAAACGTGCTTGTTCCATTTCGGTTTGTGTTTGTACGATTGCATCTCTTGTGCCTTGTACATAAGTCACATCCTCAATGTTACCAGTTAAATCTATGTTAAACTGTTGAGGAGCGTTTCGTCGTCGAGGTCGACGGACCTGCTCGCCTGGTTCGAGCCTTGAATCATATACATCTCTTTCATTGCCTCTACTTGCGTGGTAGTCGGCATCGTATTGATCCGCGTCATCTCCCTCATAGGCCAAGTTTTGATAATATTCTTCACTTGCGTATGGGTCATGCATGTATTCATCTATAAATCTGAATGCTGCATTCCTTGGTGGGTCTGACTCAGGTGTGGTTTCAGCTCCAATGGTATACATTTTAGATAATTTTCTATATATTGGAACCATAATGGAACCATAATTTCGTTTACCATCAGAAGAATGATGGATTCCGACGGCTGCTTTTGAAGCAACATCGACCATCAATGCACCGGAATCCCCGTATTCTGTATTAATAGTGTGGGAAACTCTGGAAGCTTCATCCTCT